CTTCGCCTCTTAATTCAAGGCCAGAATCCGATTCAGTGGTGGTAGTCTTGCCCACCAGCATCCGGCCGCCGCTGTCGATGCGGACGGATTCGCTGCCATTGGTGTAGAAAATCATGTCACCAGTGCCAAGGCCAGTCCTGATGTCAAAGTTCGCAGAGGTAGGGCCAATCAAATCGCCAACATTTGCATTGCCAGACAGGTAGAGGTCTTTCCATCTAGCAGCCCCTGCCCCCAAATTAATTATGTTGTCTCTAGCACCGCCTGATGAAGTTGATGGCACAACCTCATTTGAGTTAAAGCGAATATAAGATGTAGAACCGTCTGGCGAACCGATGTATAAACGACCGGATGAATTACCAATAGACCCCACAGTGCTGTTGTCTTTTGCAAACTCCAAAATATTTCCATCAGAAACGCCCCGGTTCAAATAGCCCACTGCGTTGCTGTCAGTCTTGCCAATGAACCGAACAGCACCAGAGCCGCCTCTCAGTTCAATGCCATCAGTTGTTGAGTTTGCGCTGGTTTTTGAAACAAGCAAATTGCCGCTGCTGTCTATGCGTGCGGCTTCGGATGCGTTTGTGGCAAACACAAGTGGATGATTAGTAGCCGTTCTGACTAATCCTTCAGTTGTTGTTGCCCTAATTTGCGTTTCAACAGGCGTGGTTGAATTTCGCACTGTAAGTGTCGGGATGCTTGTTCCGTTAATCTGCACCGGAGATGTAGCTGTGCTTGTGAAGTTTGATGTTCCTGTGCCATCAACAGTCACCTCATCTGTGGTGATTGTGCCTGTGACATCAATGCCTGTAGCTGTGGTGGCTAATTTAGCAGCACTGTCATAATGCAGTGTCACTGCGGCATTGCTGATTGCAATAATATAGTTTTCAGTTCCGGCAGAATTTTGGAGGTAAAGATTGTCACCTTGAACCTTTAGATTTCCACCGCCAGCTTCAGAAATAAATTTGTCCCCAGCTGCTGTATTATAAATCTGAATACCATCAAGCGCAGAACCAAAGATTGCCTTGTCATCATCGCCAAAGTTGATGTTGTTACCATTGGTGTCAAGATTGCCGCCCAGCTGCGGGGTGGTGTCCTCTACGACATTTTTTAAAAGCGAAGATCCGTCTGTTAAGTTAGAAGACGCAATATTTGAATTGCCACTTGCATCAAGATAAACAGCCTTTTCTGAAGGCTGGGTTACAAATATAGTTTTAGATCCAGCCGCCCAACTGACGGCTGAATCTGCATTTGATGATTCAAGGATAGTTGTTCTGGCTAAAATCGTTCCAGACGCTGTATAAGTGCCTATTCCGACTTCCCAATCAGTGCCATTTGTGCAAGCGTAGTAGGTTGTATTTCCATCGCCAATGCCTGCGAAAGATTCATAACCTGTTACCGCCCCAGCAAGAACATAGTTTCCTGTTCCTGTGGTGGTGGTTGTTTCACGAACACGATCTTTTAGCACAAGGGCCATAATACCCTCCTGCTATTTAAGCAATCCGAATGATTGCGTTTGATGCGTTTGCTGTTGGAAACTGAATAGTAAAGGTTCCAGAGGTAGAAGTTTTATCTCCGCCAAAATCCAAAACAGCAACAGCAGCATTGGTAGCTGAGCTGTTATAAATCAACGCACCACGAGCAGTGATTGTTGCTGTTGTAAAGCTCAAGTCAGCAAAATCAGTAAACGCCGTAGTTCCAGATGTGGTTGGGGTTACATTAGTCAGCGTGCCGCCACCAGTGGCGTATGAACCACTAGAAGCAACTTCACCTGTGGTGGTGAAAGCTGTAGTAGTCGCGCCCAGCGTAGCTGTGGTGCTGGCTTTTCCGCCGCCGCCAACAGCATACAAAGCAAGCTTAAAAGTGTTGCCTGTAGAAGCAGTGAAATTATGTGTGCCTGTCATCAGCTGTGATTTAAAGCTGGTAGGCATTGCTTGAGTGATGGCCATCACAATCTCCTTATATAGTCAGCCATTTCATGATGCCCAGCATCACGAAGTTTCTGACATATTGTAGCACGCTCCTCGCGCATAGCCAAGAGGATGTGCTGTGAAAGCACATAAGTCAACCGATCGCTAAATGCTTGAGCTTGCTGGCGGATTGGCTCAGGCGCGTCATCAGACACATAAATTATCTTGTCTTTAGCCAGTTCTACTATTTGTTCTACAGACAGTCCGCCTTTTTTAGATGTCATAACAGACACTTCACCAGTAGAAACCCCAACATCTACACTAAACATTTTTTTCACCTTCTTTGTAAGTCACGCCCTCGATGTCATGCCTGCCTATCAAGACAGGATCATGCTTACCATCAATTGGCTCAGGCGGAGTAAGATCGCTTTGCTTTGCAACCATCAAAGCGCCATTAACGATTTTTTGAACCAATGGATCTTCTAGCCTATGGTATCCATATAGTTTTTCATTTTCAGGAACATTGGTATCCAAAAGACCAGATCGATGAGCAACCTCTACTTGAATACCCTTTGCCATGGCTATAGCACACCAAAATTCTACACAAGCCCTACCAGCTTCGGCAAAATTTAAATTTTGCTTATAGCTAAAATCAACGCCATAAAAGCTTATTTTTCCTACTTTTTTATAAATAGCAAAGCCAACAGCATAAGCTACTGTGTTGTTAAAATAAGCCCATGTCAGATCCTGAATGACTTCAGCAAGCGGATATTCAACAATATTTGGAACCCTGTCATCTTTTGTGCAAGAGTATATCGGGCCTTTGTATTTTTTTAAAAATTCACGGGCTATACCTGTTTGATTCCCGGCTTTGCCACCGTCCAAAAACCTAGAAACAGGGTCCATCATGAATGTGCGATCCACATGAAAAATAGCACCAATGCTATTTATCCCCCAAACTTCATCGTATTCTTGCGAATTTATACGAGCCAAAACAAAATCAGCAAAGCTACCACCTAAAGCAACTATTGCAATGCTTTTTCCCTCAAGCTCATTTTTGGTTTTTTTAGATTTTGACATGATGCCCTCCTATTCAAAATCTATGTTTTGCGTATGCGAACAAGGCCCTCCCTATACGCATCAGTGTTTTCAACACCTTCAGCATAGTTTTTCATACGCTGCATTGATTCAGTAAATCTTGCCATGTAAAGCTGAATTATGTCTGTTTCACCCTTCATGAAAGTGTATGCTTCAAGAAGAGAGCCATACAACATAGCATTTGGCGCGTTGGTTCCAAGCCAAGTTGTGTTTGCATCAACTATTGATGCGGGACGATAATAATAATGCAATTCTGTAGCATAATCATTATCTGGTGTTGGTCCTAAAATAAAATTCTCATAATCAAAAGCAGCATAGTATCTGGGAGTTCCGGTGTCAGAAGAATCAGGATTAAAAGTCTGAATAAAGTTCACATCTTTTTGAAGCAAAAACTGCTGATCTCCATTAGAATCAGTGAATTGCAATGAATATGAAGCTAAGTAGTCTGTAGGCATAGAGAGATATTTATTATCTGCATCCATTGTGCCGCTTACATTTTTTCTAAAATAATCTAAATCTGCATTTTTCAGAATGCGCTCTTCTGCATTTCTGATGAAAAAATTGATATTGTTGACGAATGTAGTTTCGTCATTTTCTGTCCAGTCCTGAATGGCCTGTTTTAAAGTAGCATATGTATAGCTCATGATGTGGACACCGTTACATTTCCAACAGATGTTGTGGCCAGAATAGAAGCATCATACTGCAAAGTGGTTAAATTGAAAATGGGATATTCAATTGTAACAGATTGAATGTTCTGTGTGTCTGGGCGCGGATTACGAAGAGCCTCTGCGTCAGGAGAATGCCTAATAGGTTCTAACTGCGGGTGCTTTGGCTCCCACTCATCAGGGCCAACAAGCAATCCATTCCACTCTTTACGCATATCGCGCAAGCGATAACGAAAGCCTGACCTGTCGGATATACCGTAAGCATCTTTTCCAGAAGCAAATGCAGGCATTAAGACACCCTATAATATTGCAAGTTAGGCGCAACATTGAAGGAAGCTCTATCGCGGTCCTCTGCCTGTGCGCGGTCAAATTCTTCATCATATATAGCTTTTAACAGCTGTATGCGCTCTGGAGCGCGTTTAATGGCTATATAATACGCAAGACCAGCTGCAAGACATGGATAGAACCTAAAAGGCACATCCATAGTGTTAGTAAAGGTGTCAGCATCATCTATCCTTGTAAGGCAATCAAACACCAGAATATCAGTGCTGTTTTCAGGCAGGGGCCATATTTTAATTACTGGAGTAATTTGCCTATCAATAAAAAACTGCGTAGGGCGCGACTCGGTGGTTTTCGTAGGAATATCGAGATATTCGCTTCTGCTTATCCGATCCATCGAATAGTCTGTTCCAGACCGTCTTACGACCATGGAAAGAACATCAATGACATCAGCCCCAAGGTCATAATCGCCGTCAGATTGAGTGACAGTCTGTGTGCGCTGTGCAATTGTCCACTGATTAAGGCCCCTGTTTGCCCAATCTGCAAACAAAAGGTTCAATGAGCGCTTTGCTGTTTTCAGATCGTATCCAGTGCGGACTTCTAGGCCGCAACGCTCAAATGCTTCTTCTATGTAGTCAGAAACATCAAGTTCAAAGTCTGTAGAGCCTGAAACAGCCATCAACGCCTCCTTTTAAGCGCTTTAACACGCCTTGGCTTGCCTGCTGGCTGCCCTAAACGCTTCTTCTGGCTTATTCTACTACGCTTTTCAGCTGCTGTCATCTCTGACGCAGTTTTTGGAGTTTTCTTGCTAATTCTTTTAGTTGGTCTGCAATAAGGCGTGCCACGCTTTTCACCTTTGCCTCGACCGCAAGCTTTACCCGTGCGAACATCTTTCCATTCCTCTTTAAACCATCTTTTTAAAGCAGCGCCTTTTTTTGTTTTACGAACAGCCATTATGATTGCTCCACGCACCCTTTAGTGCGCTTTCTTCTGCTGCTCATTACAACACCACACCCACGAGCAACAGCAGTTCCGGGTATAGACTTTCCATTAAATTTACGCTTGGGGCGCGTTACAGCACCGCCATCCGCCATTTTTTTTGACTTGTTACCCCAATTAGCAGCGCCAACTTTGCGGCACTTAGCTATTGCGCCGCTTGCGTATGCGCTTGGGAACACTTTGTATCTTGCTTTTACTTTTCGATAACAAGCGTCTTTTGCCATTTTTCTTGCCTCCTTCTGAGACTTGTTTGGCCATTTGTGATCTGGTAATCGCCATTACTGAATCCAAAAAACAAAAAGGCCGCCAACAACAGCGAACAACTGTGCAAAAACAACCATTAAAATCATCCAAAGCTTTTGATCAAGCTTGTTTATATCATCCTGCATATGAGCAAGATGATTGTTTTCAATTGTATCTAGGCGGTTGTATATGACTTTAATATCTCCTTTCATGCCGGAGATAAATTGCCACTGCCTTTCTTCTGTATCGCTTTCAGACATTAACACTTCCATCTTCTTCTTGCTTGACGAAGCCTGCTATTTGGATTCTTTGCAGCCTTTGGAAACTGTTTCATCTGACCAGCAGAACGAGCGCAAAAAGACTTACGGCGCTTTGCCGCTGCGCTTCCGCGCTTTACCTTGCCTGTAACAGCTGTTTTAAGCTTAGATCCGGGGTTTGCCTTGCGATACGCGGCAACGCCTTTTCTTGTCATGCCAGCGCCCGCTTTTGTCTTGCGGTAATTTCCGCCTTTTCCAGTGGTGCGCCGAATAGGATTTTCTTTTTTACGCGCCATTAGTCCAATCCTCGTTTTTAATGTAAACAATCTCAAATGCCGCAGAAATATCAAAAGGGACAGAAACGGAGGACGATATTGCTCTCACCTCAATGTCCGACTTTTCTGTAATTTTTTGCGGAAGCGAAAAAGTTTCTTCAACGTGCATACCTGTTGTCAAAGACTTAACATCCTTTGACTGAAAAACTTCGCCATACGGCCTAATTGCCAGTATTAATTTGCAGACCGCAGGCGTTTGAGATGTTGTGCCGTTAGATACGTCATATTGGAGCAAGTATGCCGTGTATCCCGCAGGAACGGTCCAAAGAGCCATTAAGCTCTGATTTGAGCCAGTTACGCCGTTAATGCTGGCATAAACATTGGCTGGGACTCCAGAGGTAACAGTGCCTGTTCCTGTATAAATCACGCCTGCGTTAACGCCACCAGAACCAGCAGATCGCACAATCA